CTCAATTGCTGAAGTGTAATCAGGTGTTGTGTTTTCCATGGATATTTCCTCCTGATTGGTTTCTTCTCTGACTGAAAGTACTTCAGCCTTGTCGTATGCGGGAAATGCTACTAAGGATACTTCCTTTAGATTTACCTTCTTACGAATTATTGTTTTGTCTTTCTTTTCATCTGTTACTGGAATGAATCCAACTGAGAAAGAACGGATTGCTCCATCTTTAACTAAGTTAAGTGTTTCATTTCCTAAAACTGTTTCTGAAATCTTTGCCTTAATCATAAGACCTTCATCAGATTCTGTCATTTCTGTAACTACGCCAATAATATCTTCGTGGTCACGGAATAGTTTAACATTGGCAGTTAAGTCAATTGCGCCTTTTTCAAAACGCTCTGACCAACCTCCACCAATATCAATTGTGTCGTTATAAGGAACAGCGAGGCCTTCAACTGTGCGTTGTTCTGCATCTGTTGCTCTTATTTCAAAACTGCGGGTAATCATTTCATTCATATTCATTACTCCATTTTAGGCTATAGGTTGATTGTCGTCTTGGACATCAACTGTGCCTTGGTCTTGTGGTGTGTCTGGTTGTACTTCAATAATCTCAGACATCCCTTCCATCTCACGGACTTCAGGAACTGTTAAGAATCTATTTGATAAACCAATTGCATATGACTCATATCGTGTCTTAACATTAGGACGAAGGAACTCTGTTAGATTAAACTCAGCATACTGACCTCTTGGAAGAAGGTCTGTAATAGCCTGTTGGATACGCACAATATATTGCTGTAATCCGTCTTCAAATAGTTTGCTTCTATCTTCATTGCCGTTAACATAAGTCATTCCCTGACCTTCAATGCCCATACCAAGATACATTGTTGGAACACCAAACATCATACAAATTTGTCGTGTGATGAACTTTTGGTTTTCAAGGAATTGTGCTTGCTCAGGGCTAAGTGTAATTGAGTCATACTTAAGTCCTGATGAAAGTACTGCAATACTTCTTTCTTGTTGAGATGCAACAAATGCTTCTTTATTTTGTCTTGCTACATCTGCTGAAAGAAATTCTGATGTTGTTAATGTACCTGTTGGTACTGCTGCTGTTCTAAACCAATTGTCTGCATAGTTGTGTAAGTCTAATGCTGAACGCAATACTGATTTATGTCGCTGTAATGGACCTTCACCAAGTAGTGAAGTTGAACTTGGATTGCTCCAAAGTTTTATGTGCTTAACATTTGCTGATGTGTAAGTCTTTCCTTTGTAAAGATAATGAATCTTACCTTTCTCATCTACTGATACACTTACATCTGCTGGATGTAGACTTGTAAGGTTTGCAATACCTCGCACTCCTCGTTGAATATGCCAGTAAGCATTTCCATAAGTTGCCATATGAATTAATGTTGTGCCCAACCATTCTGCTTGAGAAATTTGATTCTCAATGTCTGGTGTTTCTAACCAAAGTGGTGTTGGCAATGATGTGTTTCCTCTGTAAACATTTACAGGTATCTGCATGATTGCAGTTTCTAATACTGAAGTAGCACGAGACACAGCAACAAGACTAAGTGCAGTAGTTGGTGTTACACCAATCTCTACTCTTGCTGGTGCAGTGTTTGCTACTCCACGATTCTCTGTATCAGGAACAAACATTGGTTCTACTTGATAACCAAGTCTGCTGATTAGTCTATCTCTAAGTGCCATTTACTTCTCCTCAATGAACCATCTGTTGTGGTTTTATTTGTGTCTCCACAAACCAAACGGCCAATACTGTTCCTACTGCTGCATCAATATCAGTGCCACTATCTTTACGGGCAATTCGCCATGATTCGCCACTATTTTTGCGTACTGCTCTTTGCATTTGTAGGGTAACTATCTCATCTCTTGGATGGATAATCTCTCTCTTCATTATTCTACTATATGTGTTGTTTGATGCTGATATTAAGTCTTTATTTGAAGTCATTTGTACTCTGAATCCCTTTTGTTTTAGGGCAGCACCTAAATCATCTAATACATTTCCATCCATGATAAATGGCTTACCGTATTTGGCTAAGCCCATACAGACATTAATTACTTCATCAATGTTAGTATTGTTTAGTGATGCTACTAACTCTGTTGCTATTTTTCCATCTGCCTGCATTTCTGCAGTAACAATGCTGACATATTCCCATCCAGAAGTACGCTCAATAGCAAAGACTTCAGGGTTAGTTGGTCGTCCATCAGGACATTGTGACCATGCACCTACTTGTATCCAAGCGTTCATAGATGAGACAAACTGGTTTAAACGGTATCGTCTTGCATCAGGTTCAGGCATTGTTGCTAATTCATTTTTTACAGATTCCCAATTTAGGATTCCAGATGCAAGTTGAGGGTTAGCACTACGCACTGCATCTTCATCATCTATTGCACATCCCTTGGGTGCTTCCCAACAGAAGAAACCAAATCTTTCTAAATCTTCTTGTCCATTAATGGCTGCCATTCCTCTTTCATACAAATGTTTTAGAAGGTTTGAAGTGTCATCACCTGCAGTTGTTATACCAATGGTAAGTCCGTCAGTGCGAGTTGCACTACCAAGACTCATTGCAGTCCACACATCTTCTTTGGCAACATGAAGTTCGTCAAATATGACCATTGATGGATGTAGACCTTGTGCTGTTGCAACATTACTACCTATAACCTTATACATACCTGTACCGTCTTTAGTCCATAGTCCTCTATGTTCTGTAGACTTACTAAAGAAATGTGCAAGTAAATCAGATGAATCTACTTGATGTTTTAGCCTGCGATACACAATCTTTGCTTGGTCTGCACTTGCTGCAACGGATATAACTTCAGGGGCAGGCTCATGTAGGAGCATCCCATATAGGGCAAATAACGCACCCAGAAGTGACTTTCCGTTCTTTCTTGGCATAGATATTACTACCTGTTTATACCTCAGCCTACCAGCCTTAGAAGGGTCGTAATAGTCATCTGGATAACGCTCTAAGACATGTCTAATTAACCACTTCTGCCAATCAGTTAATGTTAATATCTCGTCATTTTTTTCAGGGAGTCTCCAAAGAGTCTGCGATATATTAATAACCTTATTACCATCTGTAGTAAAGTCCTCGCTAAGAGGTTCAGTCCAATAGGTGGGCTTCCAGTCTACTGGAATGTTAACCGTTGGCAATAGCCTGCAACATTTCAGCAGGAGACATCTCTGTACTCTTGCGATTATTTAGAAGACCAAGGTTTCCTAATAGGGCTATAAGGATTGGTGCTGATTGATGTCGCTTATCTGGATTTGAATCAATAGTCTCTGCCAATAAGACTGCTTGCTTGGCTGCTCCTAAGTCTTCTACAGATAGCCATGTAGCCTTAGATATGGATAATCTCACACTGTCTGCTAAGGTCATATCCAGATTAAGTGGTTCGTTTACTGCTGAGGTTTCTCTAAAGCCTCTTCTACCTTGAGGCATTCCTGTTACTGTCATATTGCTCCTTTTTACTATTTCATATTTCTGGTTTTAGGTCATACTATATAGCAGTGAATTGATTTAAAATAAAAAAACCCACCCTACCATATCAAACCTAATATCAAACCAGATATCAAACCAGATATCAAACCACATAGCCAAAACCTTTCTATATCAAACCCCATATCCACATATCAGGCATATCCTCATATGTCAAATGAAAGGTTTCTTATCTATCTATTATACTACTACCATGGATAGTTGGTATCTTTCTTCATCCCCTCGCACAGATGCTTAACTATCTTGTTAACAAACCTTATAGTTGGATATGGGCATATGCTCGCTTTAGGGTTTGTCCATTATGTGGGATGAACTGTCTCATTATATGAGAAGGCCCTTGAAGGGCCGCAGTATATACTATATCCAAACCTTCATCTTACGCTTATCCAAACCAGATAGCCAGATGTCAGACATAACGCTTATTGAAGTATCTCAATCGTATTAATATCTTATCTTGTCTACTGCTATTACACTTAGTACATGCTGGTAATAAGTTGCTTACTTCATTGGTACCGTTTTTGCTAACGGGAATAATGTGGTCTGCAGTATTGGCTGGAGCATTGCAGTAATGACATGTCCATTGTGAGGCCTCTAATACTATCTTCCTATTACGCTTATACTCAGCCGTTGCATATGGACTACCCATCATTCTCCATCAGGCTCTTGATAGTATCCCATTGGTCCTCGTCCTCTACAACAGGCTTCCCATATGGATATACCATGTTCTTCACACCAGTAGACAATGGTACTGCCCTTTGGAGGAGTCTCTCCGTTCTTTGCCATACTTCCTCGTAATCTGACCAACTAAATGCTAATTGGCCTATGTTGACTAAATCTAACAAATGACTTGCACAAACCCAATCCCAATCATGATGGTAATAATAGGCTGATTGTCCACATTTTACGCATACCCTTGGTCTTTGGGTACTCTTGTACTTGCCAAGGTAATAGAATGGCGTATTGGAGAAACCATACTTTGGGTGTGAACTCATAGAGAATCAAGTATATCACTAATCCTCTTCTTAACAGGGTTAATCTCAAACCAGCCTAATGGTCTATCAAAGGCCATAATATGTACCTGTTCAAAGCCTTTAAACATACGCTCTTCTAAGACCTTTCGTATTGCTTGGTTATCTCTTGCATCACTTAATCTATAGTACTTTCTTTCCCATATCTCTGCTACTTCTTTCTTTGGCCTTCCCCGTTTTTTCTCACTCATGGACTGTGTTCACTATCTGAGCCATAAAGTCTTCCAAGTTATCAGCCATAATTACATCGTTTGGCTTTCTTGGCTTTTTCTTTTCTGTACTGGCATTTAGGCTTTGTAGAATAACTTCCATATGATTTGTATTTACACATGAAGCATTATGGCAAAGATGATTTAGTACTAATCTATCCCCTTTGACAGTTCCACCTATACCAATTGGTAATGTATCCATGCCAAACTTTAATGCCCATGCAAAACGGTGTACATAAACAGGCGTAATTGTTTTTTTGCCTGAATTGCCAACAATGCTGATATTCATTGTGCCATAACCATTTAATGCAATTTTCTTAATCCAAACAATACAGCCATCTTCTTGAACTTTAGTGTGCTTATGAAATGTAGCAATAATTCTTTTACTTGTTATTCCATGTGCTATTGCAATATCTTTATTAGTTGGCATTTCTTTATCTCTTTTCTGTTTGTTTTTGTAGTAGAGTGTATCTTTTAGGCAAGCCCCCCTACCCCCAAATATTAAATTAATATCTGAGAATAAGTGCCTACTAAAAGAATATCTTCCAGTGAAAGCCCCCACAACCTTTACTAAGTATAGCAGAGTTTTAAATGTTTTGCAAAGGGTTGAGGCCCTCCAGAAGAAAGAGATTTAACCACTGGAAGGCCTCGTATCAATATGAGGTGACATATAGATATCCTAATTGTATCACCTAACTGGGCATCTTGCAAGGAGGCTAATTGAGCCTGACTGTGTGATGCAGGTCACAAATGGGCTAAAAGTGGCTTAAAAGGGCCTTGGAAGGCTTTAAAAGGGCATTACCAGCCTGCTATGGCTGACCTTTTCCAAGTATTAGTAGCAGTACAGATATAGATATAGTCTGCATCCCATGCGATTTCTCCAACTACTCCATCTGCTCCTGCTGTGGCTGGTGTCTTGGTCTTAATCTCAAGATTGCCATTAATCTTAATTCTTCCACCATCTGAACCACTTGAATCAAACTTTCCATATATTAATGGTGTTGCTGTATTTGTATTAGAGATATATAAATTATCATCTGTTGTTTCATTTATACCTGCAGAATATCCAAGGAATAAGTTACGAGAACCAGTTTTATTATTCATACCTGCTCGCCAACCAAGTGCAGTATTTGTAATACCTGTTGTTACAGATGCAATTGGAATGCTAAATCCTGCTCCTGCTAATAATCCTGCGGGGGCTGAATCAGTATCTATAGTAAGTGTTGCACCATTTAATATTCCAAGTCCAGCATCAACTAAATCACAAACTGTAACAATACCACTTGCAACTGTTATGTCTGCTGTTGGTAATGTCCACCATAAATCATTATTAGGTAATAAACTTACTGCAGAATATGTTCCGTCTGTGTATCCGCTACCTGCTGTTATTGTTCCAAATGATGCAACAACAGATGTGCTATCTCTAAGTGCTTCTCTACCAATTGCTGTATTACCAGTGCTTACAATGCTAGACCTAAAGGCCTGAGAACCCATTACAGTATTTTGACCACCACTTCTATTTGAATACATTGTTGCTTGGCCATTAGCAGTATTACCATTGCCAGTTAGATTGCTAATCAATGAAGCAACACCAACAGCATTATTACCAGTAGCAGTAGTTGCAAATGGCATTGTGTCTTGTCCAATAGCAATATTTGATTGTCCACTTGTTATTAAAGTAAGAGCATTTTGACCAATAGCAACATTACTATAACCAGTTGTAGCAGCAGTAAGTGCAGTACTACCAATAGCAATGTTATTACTTCCACTACCAGTTCCATTGTTAATTGCAATACCGTCAACAATCATGCCACCTGTAATTGTTGGAGTACCAGTGCTCATTACAAATGTATCACCTGTACCTGTTTGTGAATCAATACTTGATATACCCGCAGATGAACGGATTGGTCCACCAGTTAATTCTGGTCCTGCAATTCCTTGTATTCCTTGAATTCCTTGGTCGCCCTGAATTCCTTGGTCTCCTTGAATGCCTTGGATTCCTTGGTCTCCTTGAATTCCTTGGATTCCTTGAATTCCTTGGTCTCCTTGAACTCCTTGGATTCCTTGGTCTCCTTCTGCTGCAATTAATGTCCAGTAAAGTCCTTCTGCTGGAGTATCTCCAACATTTCCACCGTGTGCATCAATGCGATACCAAGTCTGCCCTTGATAAGTTGCTATATCTCCAACTGCATATGCTGCACCACCACTGTATGCACCTGTAAAATTCCACAATGCATCTGTTCCTGCCACTCCTTGAATTCCTTGAATTCCTTGCTCTCCTTGAATACCAACAGCACCATTTAAGTTAACTGTCCATGATGCAAATGTTCCTGAACCTGTTTTATTATCTTTAACAAATGTTAATTCGCCATTTGCAGGGTTGTAATTAGAAACTGTTCCATGTTGATGATGGTCAATGTCATAAGCAACAAGAACTGTTTGACCAACTGAATAATCAACATTAATATCATCAAGAACAATTGTTTGTGAACCAGATGTACCTAATGCAAATGATGTAGAAGATGTTGTATGGTAATGGTCTCCATCAGTACCGTTAGTTCCGTTAGTTCCGTTAGTACCAGCAGCCCCAGTAGCACCTGTATTTCCAGTATCGCCTTTAATTCCTTGGATTCCTTGGATTCCTTGGATGCCTTGACTTCCTGTAGCACCAGTGTTTCCAATATCGCCTTGTATGCCTTGTATGCCTTGTAATCCCTGAATGCCTTGTAATCCCTGAATGCCTTGTATGCCTTGAATTCCTTGTGCGCCAGTTGCTCCAGTAGCACCAGTTGCTCCAGTTGCGCCAGTAGTACCAGCAGGCCCTTGTGGACCTTGTGGGCCAGCAGCAATTGCTATTCCTGATGCAAGAACTTTAATTTGTGATGGAGATAATACTTCAACTTCTCCATTAAGCAATGGTGATTCAGATGTTACTTTTACATAACCCAAAGTCATCGTGTCACATCCTCTTCTACTGCTATTCTTCCTCTAAGTACTGTGGAAACCTTTGCAGTATCTGAATTAATTCCTTCAATATCAAAATAACTTGTCAATGGAAGTAGTGAGTTATCAAGCACAATTGTCAATGCATTTTCAGTCTTTGTAATGGTAAGGGTTTCTATTACTGTTGCATCTGATGGATATTCTCTAACTTTGCCTGTAAAAGTCCAGTCTGTTAGGTCAAGTGCAGCATCATTCTCATCTACCAGAAGTACTGTCATTTCTGTAGTGTCGTTACGGTAAGTTTGCCACTCTACTGATGGTGGTATTAAATTAAGGGTCTCCATTGATTCCTCCAAAGGTTAATCTACTTCTATTGTATACTTGATGTATGTTGACTTTAAACCCTGAAACTATCTCTGCCGTTTTTGTTGGAGTAGTAAGCATCCTTGGAGCCTTTTTTGGCTTCTCTAAATGGATGATTTCTAAATTCCTATCTGAACTAAAGCCAAATTCTGGGTCCAGCATGAAAGACCAAATCACAAGATTAGAGAGTCGTATTGATGATATCTATACAATTCTCGCAAAGGAGCATCATGGCTAAAAATGTATATTACGAAGGCAAACTGATTCCAGTTAAAGATTGGGACTACGATACAAAGAGACCTAAAGTAAAGCAGAAAGAATCTAAAACGATTACGGTAGAACTACTGCCAGAGGTGCAACCAAGTTTAGAAGATTAAATAACAGAAACCCTCCTATTAGTTATCAGACATCGTAGGAGGGTTCTGCATTTCTGGAGGCAGCCAGAAAGTTATGATGGTACTATTGAATATGTTTTTGCTAGTTGTGTCATTGCCGTAGGAGTAATATCTCCAACTTTAGTCCAAGTAACTGCATTTGGGTCAATGGTTGAACCAGTATGATTAGTTACATATACTGAATAAGATATTCCTGATGCAACAGTTGGATTTGGAGAAATATTTGCTAAAGCAACATCAACAGTAAAATCTGAAACATTTTTCCATGCTTGTCTAAAATCACAAATTAAATTCCATTTTGTTAAAAACCCTGCATCAAGAGACTTTACTCTTAATCCATCATCACTATTCATAAGTCTAAACCAATATGGATTTGTTGTAGGATTAAATGAAAAAGAACCATCACTTGGAGTATATTGCATTGAGTAAAAATCTTCTTTAGCAACAGTTTTACCAACTTCTAATGCTTCATATGGTGCGCCAGATGTATAAACTATATAACTATTTAGGCTATCTTGAATATTTTTCATTTTAAAGTTTGCTAACCACGGAGTATCAAATGCATGTGTTCCATCATGTTCATTTTGTTCAAACTTTACATATCTAACATCAAATGGTGCAATGGCTTCTACTATTACAGGTTCAGTAGTTGTTCTTGTTACAATACCGCCAGTTGTTACAGCAAGAGTTACATTGTATGTTCCACGACTAGAAAATGTTTTTGTTGGATTTTGTGATGTAGAAGTTGTTCCATCACCAAATGTCCATGCATAAGAGTCTGCTGTTTCCATAGATTGAAATGATGCAGTTAAGTTGTCAAATGTATATTTAAAGTAAGGAATATTTGGTGGCATTGGTCGTCTTGGTATCATTGTTTTTAAGCCTTCAGATACAACATTGAAAGGAACACTTGGATTAATTTTGCCAGCAGGTACTTTAAAGTAACCAATATTAACATATCCACCAAAAGAATCTGGAACATCAACATTAACTATTGGATTTTGTGTTGCTCCACCAGAACCACTACTATCAATATCTCTTAATGTCATTTGAATATTTTTTATGTTTTGAGAATTATTAACATCGGTGTTTAGTACAAACTTTGTTGATTGACTTGTTGTGTTATTTATCCAAGGACTTAATCCATATTGACTTGTTGGTGTAATGGCTGGGTCTCTAGTTAAATTGTATGGGTCTACTGCTTCTGCAGTAGTTCCGTCTGCTTCATACCAAACCACATTTGATGTTGTGCCAGTTCTAGATGTTTGTGCCAAATAAACTAAATTAGCCTGAGTGTAAGATGTTCTTGCTCTAAGAAAAATCATATAAGGATATTTTGGAACATTTGGAGAAGGAGTTACTGTATTGTAATTATCAATAGTTAATCTTAAATTACTTACAGACAACGAACCTGCATCATTTAATGCATTAACTATAACTGATTTTGTAACAGATGCTGTTTGCTCCCAAATATTTCTGACTGTTAAAGATACAGAATATGTTATAGGTACATTTTCGGTTGAAACAAATATATGAGAAGGATTTTTTAATGTAGAGGTTGTACCATCACCAAAATCCCAAAGATATGCATCTGCTTCTTCAAATCCAACATTTACTGATGTATCTGTAAATGTAACTAATCCTGTATAAGGAGTTTGAATAAATGTAAAGTTTGCAGTCATTGCTGGTTGCACAAGTGTTACTGTTTGTGGGTCTGTATTATAAACTTTAACTCCACCGTCTCCGTAAGCAAATACAGTTAGGCTTGTACTATATGTGGTTGTACTTGGCGAAGGGTCGTATTGATGTACTGGGTTTTGTAAACTAGATGTATTTCCATCTCCAAAATCCCAAAGATAAGAATCAACTTCTCCAGTTTCATTATTGCGTGAATCATCAGTAAATGCTACTTGGCCAAAGTTATTTGTTAAGTTTTGTTCCCAAGTAAATCTTGCTTCTACTGCTGGAGTACCAACAGTTAACATAACATTTGGAGCAATTACCCATCCAGTATTTAAAATAATATAAGGTATTACATACCATTGACCAGTTCCATAACCACCATTTGGTACATCTGCAAGAATTCCATCATCGTCAAAGTTCCAAGTCTGACTTAATCCATTTCTTTGTAAAGAATTTTTATATCTTGTACCATTTCCTGAAATAGCCCATTGTTCCTCTACATTGATATTTGTTCCATTTAAACACCAAATAACTTTATCAATAGTTTCTGTAGGAAAATCTGTAATTGTTGCAGTAAAATTAAAATTTGAATCTCCACTTAAAGAGTTCATTTCAATTGTAGGAATTTGTCCTTGATAATTAAATATAAGTTCTTTTGCAGACGGTTTTAAGTTAAAACCCATTTCCCATCTATCTACATTAATATTATGACGAACACCGCTAATGTCATAGACTTTATCAATAGTTTCAGTATCATTAATTTGGTGCTTTATTCTTATCATTCTGTTAAGGTCATAATCAGAATATGAAAAATTATTTTCTATATCTTCATATCTTGCATTGTTAAATGTAATTTGTTCTATTTCTTGAGTTGGCGACAAAGTTACTTGAAATACATTTTTTGAATAACCATCTGCCCAATCAGAAAGATTTATATCTAATTGTGCATTTTCTGGATAGATTGTTGATATGCTTGCTGCAGAAACTAAATAACTTTGTATTGATTCATCAGATATTCTTGCAAGATTTTGTGATTCAACTTGTCTTACACCAGCATTTACAGATGTATATTCATTAGATATATCTAATTGACTAATTACTCTATTATACCCATTATCAATTAATATGGTTTCATAAGATTTGTCGTCATTAGCATCAGAACTAAAATCATAAGTTGTGTATGTTAACATTGGGTCTTGTTGTGATGGCCAAACATAAGGATTATATTTTGGAAATGAATAAACGGTTATAGCCTGATAATTAAAATCTCCTCTTGCTGAAAAAGAAGTTAAATTTGTTTGAGCATATTTATTTATTACATCTAAATATGTTTCTCCAACTTGAGGAATATATTGTGCTGGAGCGTAATCTAACAATGCTGACTCGCTTTTTTGAATAAATGACTGACTTGAATCAAACCAAAATCCATTAGATATAGAAAGATTTCCTGGAACAACTATATCAAGATTTAAATATTTTCCAGTAAAATCAGTTATATATGAAAGAAAATCGGTAAAGGTTACTCCACCCCAACCTTCAGAACTAAGAGACATAATCTCATCTTGAATTTCTTTGGTAATTAAATAACTTTGCATCATACCAAAGATATCTGTTCCTATAATTGTAATTATTGGATTATCTTTTCTTTGATATTCTACTTGAACATCTGTTACATACCCTCTAAAAAATTCTCCAGACCTTTCATCCCAAAACTTAATTGCTGAATTGTATTTTAAGTTAGGATTAATTTTTGGGTCAAGGTTTGGGTTACGAGTTACAATTGTAAATTGACCGCTATCTATTTGTTCCTGTGGGCCTTCATATGCGTTTGTTCCGTATTGAATATCAACATTTAAAATGCCAGAAGTTATATCTTCGCCTTCATCTTCTGAATCTAGAATTGATTCTGAATCTGGATATAAAAATACTTTAAAAATATCTACAAGTAGCATTAGAAAGTTGCCCTCGTACTTACTTTGCCGTATTGCCTAATTGCACTTGATACCTCACGACCAAGGGCTGCACCGTTAGTCCCAAGTCCTGCATTAATTGTAATGTTAAATGCTCCTGCTCCAGTTGTTCCACCTTGAAATCTTGGTGTTGCAACAGTTGGAAAAGCACCAATTGTTTGAAGTCCAAGACCTTCTGTAGCAGCCTTTGCAAGGTCAGCAGAGCGTTCAATACCAACAGCAAGACCTTCTACAATAAATCTACCGTAACGAGCAAACACTTTGGATGGAGAACCAATACCTAAAACTTTCTTTGCCCATGATGGAACCAAGTTACCAAAGAAGTCAAATACCTTTGTCTTTAACCATCCTGCTACTGATTGGATACCGTTCCAAATTCCGTAAACAATATCTTTACCAATGCCAAGCATTTTTGCAGGGATTGACAAGTATACTTCAATTATGTCTCCAACAAATCCAACAATCTTGTCTTTTAGTTCTAATACTTTATTCCAAGCCTTTGGAACAACATCTTTAATTATTTCCCAAAACTTGCTAACTGCTGCTGTAACCTTATCCCAGTTTTGATAAAGCAAAACAATTGCTGCAATAATTAATCCAATACCAATTCCTGCTAATGCAATCTTTAATAAGTTAGTTGCTATAGTTACAAGTCCAACGCTTGTGGCAGTTGTTCCATTAACAATTCCAAGCGTAACCATTGCTGTTTTCATGCTTGCTAAGAATGTTACAGTAATTCCGCCAATTGCAACAAGTGCTGTTAATCCAATAATTACATTTTGAACAGGGCCAGGAAGCGAATCAAATGCTTCAATCATCTTGGTAAGGAAATCAATTCCTTTTTCTAATATAGGTAAAACTTTTGTGCCAAGCATTTCTTTTAAGTTTGCTAATGCTGTTTCAAACTTTTGTGATGAAGTAACATTCTTTTCTGCTGCATCTCCATACTTCTTTTGTCCTGCTTCAATAAGTAAGTTAAGTGCACCTTGGTTATCTCCAGCAGCAGACATTGTTTCTGCCATTGCATAAGTTGCTGCATCTAAATCAGGAATTATCTTGGTTAACTCTGATGCTTTTAATTTTCCATCTGCAAATGCTTTTGCTAACTTTCCAGTTACAGCATCAGCACTAACTGCACCACCTGTAAATGCTTCAACATCAAATGCAAGGTTAACTAATTCTGCAGACAAGATTTTTGAATCTGCAGGTAAACGAGAACCTAATTGTGTTGCTAATTGTATAATTACATCGTTGTCAACTGCAATTGCTTTACCAAAAGCATCAGCATCAGCAGTAATCTTTTCAAGTGCAACAGAGCCTTCACCAAATGTTGTTGTGGCTGCTCGCATTGTTTCTGCTGCTTCTTTGGCTTCATCAATACCTTGCTTTAAGAATGTGATACCTTGCTTTAAAACAAATGCAGAGGCTGCAGCACCAGCAGCAGCAGCAGCCCCTTTAAGTTTGTTTGACATGCCATCAATCTGGCCATTAGCATCATTAATGCCAGAAGTTAATTTGGAGGTCTCTGCAACAATGTCTATCTTAATTTGATTAGCCATTTTTGTTCCTCCTGTTAACTGCAGTTACAATTGCACCGTATTCTTCCAGTGTTAGTTCCCAAAACATATCTGGCGTGAATCCTGTTTCTACACAGAACTCAGCCATCTTGTTTAGGCTGGATTCACTTCTTTTGGGACAGTGAATTCAACTCCTGCAAGTTCTGTCAACTCTTGAATTGACATATCTTCGGCTTCTACCATTGTAAGGGTTGGGTTGTTTCGCTTTGCCATCATATATTGCATTGCGAATGCTAATTTTGACTTGGACTTTGCATTAGTCCATTCGTCCATTGGTAAATCTAAATACTCTTCAACCTCTGTAAGTTCTTTCCACTTAAGAGTGTTCATTAAATCAAAGTTCTCCATTTTACTGCCTCCTGTTAGTCTAAGTCGTACTTCTTTATTGAATCATTTACTAAGTCATCGTACTTTTGCACGATTGTTTTCATATTGTCGTTAACTGCACGACCAATGAAACGATTTGGTTCTCTGTTGCCTGCCTGCCATCCATACTCAATGATTGGAGCATATGTTACTCTTTCATTGCCTGCATAGATTTGAACCTGACTATCTGTAGCCTCGTACCTAATTGATTTACGAAGGCTTCCAGTTCTTTCTGGTGCTAAGGCAGAAGCCTCTTTAACAAGCATGGAACCAAGTTCTTTGTTAGTAGAGTTAGCATCTTTAACAGTTTTTTCAAACTTGTTTAATGTTTGTTCTACTTCTTTTGTTCCACTTATAGTTAAACTAACTCCTGCCATAGCGACCTTATTTAATTATGCTGTTACTCGTACTGGCTTGCCAGTTAGAATAAAGTTAATATCGTAGACGAAGTATTCGCCTGCTGCTCCACCAAGATTTGGTATAGTCTCAGCATAACCAGTTGCTGTAAAGTGTGGTTGTGTTGAAGTTGCTACTGCATTTCCGTGTGGTGCGTATGTGATATCTACTGTTGCTCCAGGATTGTCAAACAATTCACTCCAAAGTGATACTGCTTGTACATCCTGAAAACCAGTGACTGCACATGTGAAATCTAAACTATCTACATAGTCTCCAAACCCAAGTGTTCCAACTGCAGATGAGAATGTTACATTACTCACTGAGCCTGAATACTCTACGCTGTCAACTTCAAAAATAATTGATTTGCCTTTAATTCTTGACATATTAATTTCCTCCTTCAATGTCTATTAGAATATTTATATTTGTTGCTAAAAATCTTGCACCATTTACTTCTTGTATAAATGGCTTATCTACTACTAATGTTCTTGCTGTTGTGTATTCCCAAATTGCAGGTATAAGAGTGTCAAGTACATCATCAAGATTTTCTGTCTCTGTTTCGTTAGTTGCATAAGGAACAAGAATTAAAACTTTCCAGTTTGTAGCATAATCAGCATCATACTGATTCTCATAAACTGTAATGAAGTTAATATCTGGCTCCATGATTGCACAAAGAGGAACTGGTCTTGCTGGTACAAATTTGTAAACCTTTGAGATACCACCAAGAATGATGGCACTTTCAAGTTCGTTTCTTACTCCTGCTAAATTCATCCGAATCTCACCATATATCTATTAAGTAGTGGATATACACCAACAAGTGGGTCTCTTGCAGTATTTAACGGTGCTCCGTCATATGTTGCATATTGAGACACACCCATTGGTGCACTCCTACGGTGAAAAAGTTCTGAACCAACTTCTAAGTAGCAACGCTTCAATACACCTACAGGAACTTTGGTAGATGCAATATAACTTGCAACCAAATCCTTAGATGTATCCCAGCATTCTTCTACATAAGCGTCATCAGTAGATGAAGCACCTACATATGCTTTTAAGTCTGTCCAGTCCATATTCTTCTCCTATTAATTAATTATGCAATTATGCAATTACGCAAAGTGCCTTAGGGTCAGTTACTGCAATACCAAGGTATCCGTAAACTGAGAATGAGTTTGTAAGATTTGTGATTTCTTCGTCATTTAGACGGAATGGTGCACCAGCAGATTCGTAAGTTGTGATTGCTGCTGAGTTACCTGCGTAGAATGAAAGTGCTGCAAGTGATGGGTCAACTACGATTGGTAGGCCAAGAACATTTCCTGTTAGACCAACTGGGTTGATTGAACCGTATGTGTTAACTGTTGCACCAGAGTTTGAAAGAATTGGACGGTCCATTGTATCAACTGTCTTAGCCATCAAACGGAATACATCTGATGAGACAAGGATGAACTCAAGTGGAAGTCCAGTATCTCCGTTAACCTTTACTGCTGCTTCTGCAAGAGAATCAATGATTTCTGCAGCAGTCCAAGCACCAAGTGCTGATGAGTTAAAGTTTGCAGCATCTGTGATTAACTGCTGACGCATTGCTGCGTTTGTAACTGATGCATACTTAGCAACCATTGCACGGAATGCTGTGTCAACATAGTTGATTGATGAACGCTCTACTACCTGACGAGACATATCTGTGTAACCACCGTATGTCTTGATTGGTGCTGTTGCTGAAGTAAGAGTCAACTTACCATAAGCAAGTGTGTCTCCTTCTGCAGCCTGATTTGCAACATCAATTGTGTCTGTATTAATTTTTGGGTATTCAACATTCATTCCGTCTGGTGGAAGTGCGCCAGATGAGAATACTGAGTATGTAGGACGACCTGCGTTTAGGATACGAACTGTATCTGAAACCCAAGCGTTCTTCATGATTGTGTCTGCTGAATCTGCTCCTGTAAATACACGGTAAGCATCAAGGTCTCCTGATGCTACTGCCTTTACATATTGTCCGTATGAACGGAATTGTGGTGCTGGAGTTGAAGGTGCTTTTTCTGATGCAATAACATCAAGTCTACGCTCCAACTGTTCTGCGTGATTACGAACTTCCTCAATTGCTGAAGTGTAATCAGGTGTTGTGTTTTCCATGGATATTTCCTCCTGATTGGTTTCTTCTCTGACTGAAAGTACTTCAGCCTTGTCGTATGCGGGAAATGCTACTAAGGATACTTC